ATATTTAGCTGTTATTTGTACCATAGTATCTCCTAACATATGCGTTAATAATTTTTTTATCGCGTGTGATTATAACAACTTTTTCATTTTTATCATAGAGAATATATTTGTTGCGCCATTGTCGTAATTTCAACGTTCTATTTTAATACACACAACTTTAGAGTTTTGATTAGTCACAAGCACCTTTGCTTTTGATAAAGCAGCTTTACAAGCTTCTTCAGTAGTATGACTACCCACATGATAATGGTCAAACGTGCCACTGATAACTTGCAACCATAGTAAAACCCACATTACCAGCGTCCTTGTCTACTGCCCCAAATGTAAAAAATAAAAAATATGACACCAGCCCCAACAGCAAATATTACTGCACCAATTGCAAAATTTATAATTGCATCAATTTGTTGTTGCTTTCTGTAGACTTCCTCACGTTGTTTTTTTCGCATCTGCGCCTCGATTTGCAGGAGCTCCTCGTACCCGGATTTCCCGTAATTCCAAGTGATGAACTCCTTCATTTCAGATCGTAAAAATTCCATCTTTTTTTTCTGAGCGAAAAGTTCCAGCGCTGTTTCCTCGTCACTACCTTTGAAGGTCTTTTGCCAGAAGGGCGGGTTCTTCTGACGTTCTTCTGCGTTGTTGAAATCGGACATTGCCCGCCCCCAACTAACCAATTGTGACGAACAATCTTGCAAATCCCTGCCGGCGGCAACCGCAGATTTTAAAGTCTTAAATGCGCCGGCAGCGAGTGTGACACAGGAAATAGGGTCAATCATTAGACCTTAGTAAGAATAGAAACCAACATAACTATCATCGCGCCAGCACTGCCAAGAATAACCATTTCAACTCTGCGTATTCTCTGCATTGTTTCTTTCCAGCGTTCATCTAATTGCGTTTCCACTTTTACTACCCTCTTGTCTAACGATGCTAATGTTGGTTTGCTCATATCAATACCCGTTGGCTACTAACTTTGAAAAATCACCCGAAAGTAATTTCTTTTTAACATATTCTAGAAACTCTTGCGATCCTATTTTTGCGCCACATTCTTTTGCCCACATTTCTGCAACAACAAAAGGTATAGATCCAGCCAATCGCATTTCACTATTTGGGTTATGACCCTCTATGTTACGCTCTTTGTTAAAATCTAATATGCGCTGTACGTCCTGAGAGCGCCGTATAACAAGCTTATCATCTTCTGTGTGGTAAGTGGTATTTAAAACGTTTTCGCTCATTCTGGGGCTACTCCACCTTCCCACGCCTCATTTACATCAGGTGTATTAGGATCATCTGGCAATACCTGCCCTTTGCTGTTTCTAGCTCGTTTTGGTTTGCTTGTTTCTTTAACTTCTTCAGCAAATCCGTTTTCAATAAATGCTGCTGCTTCTTCCGCACTTACCTCTAATATATCGCCCATACTTTTAGGTTCATCATCTAAAAATGGTTGCCTGTCTGTAGTAATTTTAATTTTCATTTCAGCCTCCGTTGTAAGAGGGGCATTGCTGCCCCCCTATGTATTATGATGCGTTTACGTCTGCAACGATACCATGTGCTTTTTGTGAAGTCACCTGAAGCCCATATTCGCAGCTTATTAAGCGGCGCTCTGACAGACCAGTTTTCGCTAATGGCTCTTGCTTCGCTGTTTGCAAATAAGCAACTTCGGCAAAGCTAGGATCAAGAACAAAAACATCTGGTGTAAAGTCAACACTGCTGACTGTTCTCACACGCATATGCCTGTTTGGTACGATTTGAAGTTCACCAAAATCAGATATGAAAATATCAATCGCAGCGTTCAGTTTGCTATCTTCAGCTTGCTTAAAACGCGTTGCGTTACCAGTGAAGGTAGATATTTTCTGTTTCTGTTTTGCTCCTACCATAACAATAGAAGGTTGCGCTCCGTTTTCCCAACAGCTGGCAATTACATCTTTTAACAATGTTTCTGTTAATGGACGTAGTGTACCATCAGTTGCTGCTGCGTTAACAGTACCACTTTCACCTGATCCAGATGTTGTACCATTAGCACCACCAGTACCACGCGAAACGTTTGTAGTTAGGTAAGCTGGCAAACCTGCTGTCTGTCTAGCTGTTCCAGATGAGCCGGAATTGGCAGCTACGTTTGAGAGCAACATTGCTTCCATGTCCCGCTTCAATTCGGAAAGTTTGTAAGCTACTTGCTTCGCAATAGTCTGAGCATTTGCCACACCATTTACAGCTTGGTTAGTAGATGAAACTTCTACAACTTTCGCTGAAATTTGTGTGTGGTTACCTTTACGAACAGCATTAGTTGGCGCTGTATTGGATAGACCAACATCACCCTCTATCTGTCTGTTTGCGCCAGTTGCTGCAAGGTCAACTTCACTCCACTCAAAAAAAGTGTTGTCTACGTTGCGTGAACCAATAGTAGACATAAAAATAGTCTCTGTTGGTGTAATAGAAGCCATCGCTTCTGATAAATCCTCACGGATTGTTGAGACATCATAAGTCTCGTTTGTATTTGCTGTAACAGCCATTGCTGTATCCTTTCTGCAAAAGTTAAGGGTTTAGAAGATAATCAGCGACACTATCAATATCGCCTTTTGATCTCATGTTCGCCTCTGCTGCTTTTGCTCTTGATACTTTCCCTGCTGTAGCCGCACGTTTAGCTGCCGGCTTGACCACTGGTCTTGCACCTTCCGCTTTCTGTTGCGCCTTACCTTTATTAGCCTGTAATTCACGCCACTTTATCGCATCGTTCAAAACCATAACTTCTTCAGCATACTTTACAGTGCCAATCTGTTCATCAGATAAGTTGTAATGTTTTTTTGCTTTTGTAGCTACTTCTTGAATAAACACACTACGCTTTTCAGGGTCACCAAATTCAGGCATCCACTCAGCAAGTCGCATAGCCTGTTGGCTAAGAAATTCTTGCTCTTGCTTTTGTTTAACCTGTTGTTCTTGGTGTATCTGAGCAGATAGCTGTTGCTCAAATTGTTGACGTTTATCTACAGCCCTACGATATTCGGCCTCTTTTTCTAAGTAGCCTAGAGGGTCACTAGCTCGTAGTTCCTCAGACGGATACTCTGGCACTCTAGGAATATCGCCATTTTGCAGTTGTTGTACCAATTGCGTAAGCCTTTGGCGTTCTTGGGTCATCTGTTGCTGCGCTTCTTCTAAAGTCTTTTTAGTTTCTGCGTTCTCAGCCATTCCCTTTTGGATATACTTTTGCCCTGAATAGCCACGTTGTAGCTCATCCAAAGTTACCTCAGTTTCTATGCCATCTACTTTGACTTTATACTGTGGTTCTGGTTGAACTTCGTCCTGTTCAGCTTCTTCGTATTCCTCACCCAAATCAGTTTCGCTGGCTTGGGCTTCAGCGTCATCCTGTTCTTCAACAACTTCTTCAGTTACTTCAGGTTGTTCGTCAACACTTGCTTCAACAACTTCGTCCGTTGCTTTCTCAGGATTATCTGGCGTTTCCATAATCAAATTTTCGGCAACCGCCTGAACTGTATTGCCGTTGATTGGGTTAGTCGTGGACACGGTGCTTTCCCTTCTTTGTTGCGAGTTTCAGTATATCAACGTGTGATTGTAACTGACCCTCAATTAAATTTAACGCACAGAGAATACTGTACGCTTTCTCACGTTCCTCAACTTCTTGAGGTGCGCTATCTGCGAAAACATTTTTTTGTTCTTCTCGCAAATCCTTCATTGTCTGGATAAACCAGTCATTTTCTAGAAGTGATTTAGACCGTTTAGCCTTTTGTTCTATATCCAAATCACATTCCCATCATTTGTTCGTTATGTGGCCTTGATGCGTTTTGCTCTGCTTTGATACTAGCAGTGTCTACAGCAGTGCCGTATTTACCTAATATTTCTGCAACTTTTACAGCTAAATCTTGCACCATTTCATCTCTAGATAAATCGTCATCCATAGCTAATTTGTGCATTTTATACTGCATATCCATTTGAGCTTTAGACATATCTACTTGCGCTTTTGTTTGCGCTTTCATTGCTTCCGTTTGCATGAACGCTGCATTTGGATCTTGCTGCTGTTGGGCTTGCGCCATCATAGCTTGTTGCTGTTGTGCCATCGCCATCATTTGTTGTTCTATTTCTGGCGTCATTGGCATGAAATAACGATCTGCATTTCTGATACCACCTAATGCTAATAGATCAGCCAAAGTATTTCTGATTTGTGTTAAAGTAACCACGCCATTGTTTTGCCCATAGGAAGTATAAATACCTTGTTGTATTTGTAATGTTTGCTGCAACACTGCTGCACGTTCATTTTCGCGTCCAGTGCCGATACCAACATTAACAATAAGATCCATTTCTGTTTCCCATGCGGCAGGATTTATTGGCACAAACGTACCATTTAGACGCATCATTTCTTCAGCATCAGCATTTTTTACCATAAGATCTAGCATCAAACGGAACATCTGTTTCATGCCACCTTCCGCAAAATTTCTAGCGATTACCTCTGCTTGACCTGTCTGCCCTTCCATAGATGCCGCTATTGCAGTAGCTGTTGTAGATTTTAAAACATCTGGATTTAAACCTTGCGCCATTTTCGATACGCCAGTTTTGTTATCTACCAATTGATCAAAATATTGTAGCGCTGGTAAGGTGCTTCCAGCTGTAAAAGGCACAGTCATTTCTGTTACTGCGTTTGGTGATTTGACCCTTATAATTCTACCGATCTCGTTATTCATAAGATCGTCTACTGCTACCTGACCCTCTACATATTGCACGCCCGGATTGTTTGTTAGTGCTACATTGTCAAGCACACCACGCAACATCGCCGTTGCCGCATCTTGATCAGGAATAACCAAATCTACTAAACTTGTTCCAAAAAATGCGTGGGGCTCTGGGTCACACTCAAAAATTGCATATGGTGGATTATCTGCCTCATAAAAATTTAGTATCTTATAAGTCGAGCCCACACACAAAAATTGATACAATTTAGGTATGCCAGTACCCTCTATATCTAATTCCATAAAAGCTTGTGTTAATGTAATTTTTCTAGATGCTGCACTTTGGTTTTCATCTTCACCATCATCAATTGCATAGCCGCGTCTTTCAAATTCTGCCTCGTCATCTATAACGCTGTACTCAGTGTTATCTAGACCGTCCAAATCTTCAATTTCAAAACCCATTGCCAAAATATCAGAAACTCTAACTTCTGTGCTATGACCACAAACATAAAAATCTTCTATACTTCTAGCGTTTCTATCTACAAAAAAATCTTCTGGTGGTACACTTTCAATACATATATCACCGTGTGGAACTGATCTTGATAACTTAACGTCATGCTCTGGCACTTCGATTTCAACACCCTCTGGATCAAAAGATATGCTTGTGCGAACTTCATGCTCTAAAACCTCTACATCATCTTCACCCACTAACGCAGTGAACGCCTCATCTGTAAGATTACGCATTGTAAAAATTTCAGGTTTCATGCTTTCGTCATAATAGACATAAGCAATACCGCATTTTTTTACTAAGGCATCTTGGAATACGTCACTTAATATTTTGTACCCATTATGCTGTTGAAACTTGTAACTTATGAAACTTGTTGCTTGCTCTGCATTTGCAACATCTTCAGCGCCCTTCGGTACAAATTCTACCGGCTTTTCACTTGTTAAGAATATTCTTTGAATACTAGGTTTAATACCTCTGACAGCCTCACGACATTTAGTAGCTACGACTTTGCTACGCCCTTCTTCATGCCCTATGTCAACTTCGTTATCGAAATAGCGCTGGGCTTTAATCCTTTGTGGTGCTATCTCACTATCCACGAAATCCACTGCGTCTTGTACTGCTTTAGAAACAATGCTTTCAATTTGTGTTTGATCTAGTGGCTCTAATCGCATTTCATTTCCTTACTGTACTAATAACCCTTGTGCGCGTCTTTCAATATCTTTTTGACCACCACTACCAATCAATGCCGTGATTTCGTTTGCTAGTAGTATATTATCTTCGGCGCTTTTTATATTACCATCTGCTGCATCTTTGAGTATTCTCAACGCTCGTTTTGCTTGCGCTGTATTTTTATTTGTAAGTGCTTGTGCTATTTCTGAATAAATTTTTACTTTTCTGTCATCGACAACTTCATCTGTCATGCCAGTTATTTCTTGTATAACTTTTCTACCAGATGTCAGACCTTCACCACGCAACAACGATCCGATGGCGCCCGGTTGCACAATTGTTTCTACGGTATCTTGAATATTACCTCTAATATTAGTCAAAGAATTGTTACGCATCCTAGCTCTTACTGTTGCTGATTGTGCAACCTCATCTATTTGACGCAACAACATACCAGCGTCTGCACCCATGATTTGCATAATTTTTTCTCTGGCATTTTGAGATGATGTTACTTTCATAAACGCATCTAATTGTCTAGCTGCTAAATCTGGATCAGATGGTACAGTTTTTACATCGCCTAGTAGTTTTCTAATGTACTGACCCATGCCTAAACGCATTGCTTCATATTGTATATCAGAAGGGTTATCGCCTAAAACTTCTGCAATATCATCTATTTCTACACCGGGTTTTAATACATCCCTTCCTAACTTAAATGCGTTTTCTTCTCCGATAATATCGCCACCCATACGCACTGCTTGACCGTAAACCCTCTCGCCAGTTTGTGGGTCTATTGCCGCATCATCTATAGAGTTTCTTAAATCTCTAGCAAATGAACTGTACAGCCTACTATCATCTGTAATCTTGCCTAGTTCACCTTTGCTTTCCTCTGCTAAAGCTTGCAATGAACGTTTCAAATAATCTAACTGCATAACATTTGGCAATTTTTCATAAATTACTTCACCATTATCATCAATTTTTGCTATGATCTGTTTATTTTTCAGACCATCTGCCCTCATTCGTATATTTGCTTTTTTAATTGCTTGCTGCACAATTGAAGGATCAATCCTATCAAGTAGAGCTTCTAAGTTACGTCCAGCAGCAGAAGAATAATCAATAGGTGTACCATATGCCTTTCTGTACGCTTCTGCTCTATCTGCTTGGTTTCTACCTCTAAGTTCTGCAACAACTTTTTTAGGATTTGTTTCTGTTCCAAGATTTTTTGCAATCGTATTATCGAGTTGGTTGCTAATAGAAGTTGCCCGATCTGACATAGCTCTACCAATAATAGCTGACGGTTGCGCTCCAGATTGACCTGCCGCATCAGCTAATGCCATTGCAGCTTCGTCTGCATCTACTAGCATACCACTTTTTCCAGCCCGATTAACGGCGTTTATAGCAGCGTCAATATCTCCACCAGATGCAAAAGCATTTTTTATGACCATTGCTGCACTGCGAGAAATACCTAATGCTTGAGAAATCAATGGAATATCTGCACTTCTAAGACTGTCAACACCTCTGCGTATTCCAGCGCCTAACAATGGTAAAGGTGCAGCAACAGCACCGCCTGTTCCCATTCCAATTCCTGTATCAATAATAGTTTCTGGATCTGCAAATCTATCTTTAAGTGAGCCCTCATCTTTACTACCTGCAGACATCAATGCAGCAGTAGCACCACCACCTAAAATACCACCAGCACCAGATTTTAGGGTTCTACCAACAAGACTGTCACCTGCCTTACCAGCAAATAATTCTGCTAATTTTGGAAACCTTTTTACTAAACCGTAAACTTCTGCAACACTTACACCTGCTTGTAATGCAAATGTTTCTAATGGTCTTTCACTTGCCATTGCTTTTTGCAACGCTCTTGTAGCCATTGCAGCATCGTTATTAAAAAATCCTATAACCTCATCAGCAAATGAGCCAGTGCCTAATCCCATTGCCGGCAACGCTGCTGCTACTCTAGACATTATTGGGTTTTGATCAATAAGACCTTGATTGATGCTGCTACGACTTATATCACCTGCCGTGACAGATGGCGCTTGATTTGTTCCAGCTACTTCTACCAAACTTTCTGTAAATTTTGCGATAGCTTCAGGGTCACTAGAACTAAAACCCGGAGAAACTAATGTCAGATTTCCACTAGGTGAACGTAGTACAGCGCCACCTGTTTTTTTATTTCTAAGTGGTATGCCATCAGGTGTAAAAGCAACTTGTGCAGTATTTTCTTGATCTAGCTTCTGTAATTTTTCATCTGCTTGCGCTCTATTATCAGCTACAATTCTGAAAAAATTACCTGTTTTTTTATCTTTGAGAAAAAAAACTTCTGACATTTAAAATTCCTCTGACACGGAGCTATCAATATTTTTGCGTTCTTCATTATATGCATCTGTTCCGAATAATGGATTAAGTGATTTTTGCAAATCCTGTAAAGTGCTTAAACCAAACTCTGCACCCTCTTGCCCAGCAGAGCCTAGCATTAACCTAGCCGCCAAAGCCCTCCGCATACGTTTTTCTTCAATTTGTTGGTCACTATCACCGGGTACTGGAAAATACTGCCTGTTTGCACTTTCAAATTCGCTTTCTGCAATTGCTGCGCCACTTTCTCTACGCAAAACAGCGTTTACAAAATCTCGCCTTGCATCATCATATGATCTAAATTGGTCAGTTTGGTAAAACCTTCCAAGACCAAACGGTGCATTGTTAAGCATATTTTGCAAAAAGTCTGTACCAGCACGATCAACCTCAGACAATATCATGTTTGCATTTTGTATTCTTGTACCAAATCCCATTGCGTTAGCTTTGTCTTGGTTAAGATCGGGCATATTAGTAAAGCTAAATTCCATTCCATCAGGTGTACTAAAAGAAAAACCTCCCACATTGCCACTACCTTTGTCTGAAAATACTGGCTGCATTGTTTTACGGTTAAATACGGTTTTACCGACAACAACTAAGTCGTTTGCTTGATCTGCTATATACGCTCTGTATACTTGATCTACTGGCACACCAGCTTCTATAGCTTTTGCAAATTGCTCACCACCCGGAGCATTTTTTAAAAATTCGATTGTTCTATTTCTATTATTATTTGCTACACGTTGTTGACCTTGCTCCCTAATAACCTCACCACCACGCATACTTGGCATAATTAACGGATCAAGTGCCTGTGCAAAATTTTGTATTGGGCTAAGACCAGTAGTTGGATTTGTTCTACGCATACGATTTAAGAAACTAAATAAACCGCCTGATTGTGGGTCTGGGTTCATCATTTTATTTATTCCCGAACATTGATGCTACTGTTTGTATATAATTAAATAATCCCGGTTGTGAGCTTGTTTGTTGCCCTGAAAGTGTTGGTGTTCCTGATATAGCCGCCAAGAGCGTATTCAATCCTTGCGCTGGTGTTTGTTGGTATCTGTTGAAGTCTGCCCTTCCAGCGTCAATCAGTTGTTGCTGTATACCGCGCTGTTGCGCCCCCTGTGCAGCCATTCTATCCTGAATGGATTGACCATACCCAAAAGACTGTCTCCCTAACCCACCAAGCTGCTGCGCTGCTCCTAGACGCTGTTGATTACCTTGCAAACCTGATGAAACGTTAAACTGGTTTGCTTGATTTTGTGCGTTTGCAAAATTTTGCGCTGCACCTAATGCAGTATTAAAACCTTGTTGTCGTAAGTTACCAACCATGTTTGCAGCTTGTTTACCGTAACCTAATCTGGTTTGTGCTTCTGCCACTCCTTGCCGACTGCCACCAAATGCGTTTGCAGCTTGTGCTTGTGCGCCAAGATTATTTAATGCCATTTCTTGCGCTTGCCCTAAATCCGTTAGACTTTGCTGTACAACTTGACTTTCAAATGGATTTTGAAATTGCCCTATCTGGGTTGCAGGATTTACTGCTTGCACTTGGGAAGGTGTGTAAGCCATTCCTGCCGCCGTACCTGCCAATGCACCTTGTTGAGCCCCTGACGCTTGTGCGAAAGGGTTTGCTGTCATCTGTGGATTTGCACCGCCTGCCATTTTACTCTCCTATTTTCCTCTGCTACCGCCGCCTTGCATTTCTAATGCCACGGGTTGATTTTGTGGCGCTCTTTCGCCGATTGTTCCATCAGGTGCTATGCCAAAGCTTTCTGTATAATCTCTAATAGGTTGCGGTATATTTCCAATCATTTGCTCAGTCATAGGCGCAGAAGAATATCCTTGTATTCCACCCATATTTTGTACTGGCGGTAAGTAACTACTTGTATCTACCGTAGGCATACCAAAAGATTGCGCTGCCATATCTGTATATTGATTTGACAATTGCTCTTGTGGTGACAATGCAGCAACTTGCACACCAGTATCTGGTATAAAAGTGCTTTGCAAAGGCACTAAATCTGCTGCCATTCCTAGACCTTGCTGTAGTGGAGTTTCAAAAAACTCTGGCAAAATTACTTCTTGTGTTTCTCTACCGCCTTTACTCATCTTTAATGTCCTTATGAAAATGAACGTGCTGCAATGTCCAACCGTTTTCTGTTAATGGTTTTTTCCACCCTAATCTACCTGTCATAATACCGCCAGTGCAACCATGCGACTTCGCCCATACGCCTATGTCGTGATCCATGTCCATGATTTGGTCTAATTCTCCACCAGCTAAAAATATATTAATTACTTTCTTTCTAGGGTATACCACAATTTCTGTAACTATGCACCCCCGTGGCGCTGCCCACAATTGCATCGTACCTTTTGCGATACCTCTAACAATATCTTCCCATTCATGTGTGCCGTTACAATATTCTAATGCTGCCTCTATATAGGGCTTACATCTTTGTAAATCTGGGCTCAGTCTCCAATGTTCCATTAATAACTAGCTAACGCTACCCTTTTCCAAACTGCTGTTGAGCCATCATAAGACCCAGTACATATGTAAATATAGTTATTATCCCACGCAATCATGCCAGCAACATCACCACTAGCTCCGACACTAGAACTAGGTGTATCCTGTTTTGTTGCAACTTGTCGAAACGCGCCTGTCGCTGAAACAACTACATAATTTTTTGACCTATCCCACAATATTACACCATCCTCAGACGGATTATCGTCTGCTGCCAAATGATATAATTTAGGTAATTGTTTGCGGAGATATGTCATCAAGCTTATACCCCATGCTTTAACATCATCACCGATTGGTGGTAAAACTGGTGCAACCATTATCGTTTACCCCCTGTTTTCGCATCTATTCGCATTGTTCCAACTTTCCACGCAGCGTAAGGTGTATCACCTTCTACTCTCAATCTAATTTGGCGCCCGGAAAAACGCACTGGCGTAGGATTTGCCGGTGTAAAATTTCCATGTGTACTTTCTGCACCGTTTGGATAAAACCTACTTTTGAAACTTATGTTTACGTCACCTTGTGTTTTTTCGTCTGGTATAAGGTTTGTCACCTGCATAATATTTTCGCCAGTGCCAATACTTATTGGTGCGCTTTCTGCAAACACTAGTTGTTGGGTATTGTTTGTTGCTGACGTATCATAGCTTAGACCGATTTCATGGTCATATGCGTAGCCATCTTCATCAAACAACATTGGATAAGCAAAGACACCTCTTGGTGCGCCAGTAGTGCGCTTCATGTCTCCAATCATCCAATAATTTTCTTTATAATCAAATGCGACATATTTATCTATATCTGTGGCATCAACAGAGCAATAAAACCACCAAATCTCTCCATACTCTGCATTAACGTGCGCCCATGTTAAACTTTTTTGATCTATATTTAAATTTTCAAAAACATGGTCATGTACTGCACACGGTATTTCTTCAACACGATTACCATCAAATCTGAAAAAGCCACCATTACCCATCCAAAAAACACCGCTATCTACGTCTGCTGCTGCTTTTCTTGATATAATCCCACAGGATGTGCCTACCCTTTCAAACCCGTAAATATACGGACTGCCTATATATCTGGCCGCGTGGACATCGACATCTGTAATGATTAAGGTTTGGCCTCTTGTTCTAATAGCTGTTTGTATTTGACCCGCTGTTTGTAGCTCTATATCGCCAGCCTCATTTGTAGATAATGCTGTCCACTGCGTATTGTTTTCTTTATCGCACCATTGCACTTTGCGTGGATTACCGCCTGCGCCTAATGCAAATATAAATCTTTCTTCTGTAACAATTAGCCCAGCATTATTTGTTGGTGCATTTGCGATTGGCGCTGCATCTGCTGATGCACCTAGTTGCCATTCAAGTAATCGTCCATCTGCTGAAGAACAAGCTACTAAAAATTCTCCAAAATTATCAATAGACCAAGTAGTAGCCTCAATTACATTTGCGCCAGTATCTGGTCTAGGTGTGCCGTAGGTATGGCCTGTAAATATGTTTATGCCATCACCACCATAAAATCCAAAACCATATCCTAAATTAGAACCAGCAAGCTCTTGCCCATCAACTAGATCACTTGGCGTTATATCAAATTTTGATCCTGACGCGATACCAGCAAATAATTCACTGTAAGAGCCAACAGCCATGTATCTTGTTCCAGCGTTACTTTTCCAAACGTGAGCCCCTCTTGGAGCGTAAGTTGTTACTTTACCTAGTGTTGTGTGCGTTCTCCACCCGCCAATAGGCCGTAAAGAATTTTCTCGCCATCTAACTAGTGACCCATCACGCCATCTGCCAGAACCATCTAAATCTGTTCCTGTTCTGTAAAATCCTGCTGGTATTTTTAAGGGTACTAGTGTCATTTATTTACTCTGGTTTTGTAGGCCATGATATTGAATTTGGAAAAGAACTTTGTTGCGGCACGTTCAAAAGGTTTGTGCGGTACTGCGCCCATTCAGCTTGTTTATCTGAGCTCATTTCTGCCCATCGCAAAGCATTAGAAACAATAGGATCAACTTCTGATTGCAGTAAATGATCACGCCAAGCTCTTACATCTTGTGACTTTTCAGCGTCTAATTCTTCTTGTGTGGGTGCAACATATGGCTCAAAATCATCTCCGATTAATGCTAATAAATCGTCATTGTTTATTGTCATGTCAGTGTCAAATGAATTACATGAATAGGGTATCCAACCATATTCTGGGTGATTTATTTCAACATCAATACGGCTATTATCAGCCGCGTATGACTTTGCATTTCGATACTCTGTAATTGGTATGCTCATTATGAAATCCTCACCATTAGTGTCGATGGGTATCTATTACTTACAGCATTAGTACCATTAGCGTTTAATCTTCTAGCGTTACCAAATGCCATCCAAGTTCCAGAAACCGCCGCTGTAGGGTCATTGTTATCAATAGTTGCAGCCGTATGATCATTGTACTGACTTTGCGACAAAAAACCCGCATATTTAAGATTGTTTGCGTTTGCGGCATAACTTGATCCAGCAACAAGAGTTCCAAGAGCAAAAGCCCCAATAAACGCATAAGAGCCAACTTGACCGCGACTAGCACTAGCAATACCCCCTGCTGATGGGTTGGCTGATATTGTTCTATTAGCTCCACTACCGGTAACAGTAATGCCAGTACCTCCAGCTATGCTATTGATATAACCAGCAGCAGCATGATTACCAAAACCAACAAACGTATCGTATTGAGATAGGGAGCTTGTTGTAGGTATTGCGTAACCACTTTGTAATTGCAAATTTATGTTACCACTGCTGGTAATTGGGCTGTTGCTTACAGTCAAACCTGTTGGCGTTGTTAAACCCACACTGGTCACTGACCCACCACCAGTAGCACCGCCTACATAAGTCGCAATATCTGACATAGACACTTGCTTCATTACACCGTCATCATTTAATACCACGCGATCTGCTGCAACTACGGTAGTTGACGTTGCTGAAGTATCGCCATCTAACACGTTCAATTCGGTTGTGGTAATAGTTGCGCCGTCTAGTATATTGAGCTCTGCGCCTGACGATGTGACAGTAGTGCCGCCGACATTTAATACGACTGCATTAGTACCGTCTGCATTGCTGTTTATTTCAGTCACAATAGCATCTAAGGCAGTATTTACTATACCACCCCAAGAATTAAGTGACCCACCTACTATTGGCTTTGTAACCGTTAACGTCATTTTATTCTCCTTTATGCCACATTTTTAGTCCACGGATCAGGAACGGCAATGTCTGCACCTGTCGGTTCTGTATAATTTTCTGGGGGTATACTACCAGAAAGATTTGTATATGTCTCTACGGGAACTTGTGGGTGTGCGCCGACAAACGCCATAAAGACATTTTCAGTTGGGATGCCCGCTGAAATACTTTCTGCTGCTAAGAAATGATTTTGCGTTAATTGACCAAGAGCAACATCTACAGCTGGAATTGGCCTTACGGCTGTTGGGTTAAAGAAATGATTTGAGTTAGATAGCGCTGGATTTGCTAAAGTTGGTACACCAGAAAGAATACCATTTGTTCCAAAATTTTGTGCAAATTCTGGTGATGGAATTTGTGGTGCGCCTGTCGTAACAGCAATTGGCGCAAAGTTACTAACGACTGTTATAGCGATAGACGGTACATCTGGCTCATCTGTAACTAAAGTTGCTGCATTAACGTTTAGGTTCTGATCAAGAGTAGGTGTGCCTAGTGTCGGAGCTCCAGTGACAATAGAGCTCATGCTGAAGCTTTCGTCCTCTGCCATTGATATACTTGGCACTGACGCTGCACCAGCAGTAATGCTGCTTGGTGTTAAATTTTCGTTTTCAACAGTAGTTACGTCACCAACATCAGGTGCTCCTGCAACTAATGCACTAGCAACAAAATTGTGTATTTGACTGATTGTTGAGGTAGAAACGCTAGGGCTTCCACTTACTAATGTTGGTATTGCAAAGCTTTCATCTTCTGCTGACGAAATGCTTGGAACACTTGGCGCACCAGAAACAACGTTAGTTGCTGCTAAATTATGGGCTTGCGTGATACCAATAGAACCGACAGACGGAGCACCAGCAGCAAGATCAGTAATAGCAAAGCTTTCAGTCTCTGCCATATCTACACTTGCTACAACTGGAGAACCACTAGCTATTGACGTAGCTGTTAAATCATTGCGTACAGATGCCGAAACATTTGGCACACTTGGTTCACCACTGATCATATTCGCAGTTGTGAATGTTTCATCCTCTGCCATATTGACTGAGGCAACATCTGGTGATGTTCCTGAAATATCTGTTGCTGTTACATTGTGCGTTTGTGTTATTTGTGACGCTGCAATATTTGGCGCATCACTTGCTATCGGTGTCGCAGTAAAATTGATAATTCTTGTAAGACCAACATCAGATATATCAGGCGCGCCGGCAACTACGTTAGATGCTGCAAAATTAATAATTCTTGTAAATATTGGAGAGCCAACATCAGGATTGCCAGCTGCAAAGTCAGACGTTGTTAGACTGTTATTCTCAATCGGCGCTGGTGATGGAACGGATGGTGCGCCTGAGACAACACTATTTGCGCCTAAAATATGACGTTGTGTTATTGCTGCATTAGCTAGTGAAGGTTCACCACTATTTAGATCAGAAGTAATAAAGGTTTCATCTTCTGCCATATTAGCAGTAGGAACAAGAGCATCACTTGTAGTTACGTCATTTGCTGCAAGTACATGATTTTGATCTATAGCAGAAGTTGCAATGCTTGGAGCACTAGCTGCTATTGCTTGTGCCGTTAAGCTTACATTTATTGTAGCTGCAACCGTACTTAAATCAGGAGCTCCAGCCGCAATGTCAGATGCTGTTAGAAAATGCTCAAAACTTGCGGTATTATTAGGAATATCTGGGTTGCCAGATGCTACAGTGTCGGCAACAAGTGCGTGGTCTTGTGTTACTTGTGGAGCGTCAACAAGAGGATCGTTTGCTGTTACTGCTGTCGCTGTAAGTTCATGTTCTTGCGTAAATGCAGAGGTTTCAATTTGTGGTACGCCACTGGCAAAATCAGCTACTGTAAAGTTTAGAATAATTGTTGGTACTGGTGTGCCTACATTTGGCGATCCTGCCGCTATACTTGTAGCTGTAAGATTACTTATTGTGGTTGCGACTACGCTTGGAACTTGCGCTGATCCTGTCACTAAATTTGGATTTGTTAAAGCATGGTCTTGCGTAAGTGAACCATCTCCAACATTAGGATCGCCAGTATTTAAATCAGGTGCAGAAAAATTTTCTTCTTCTGACATAGATATGCCAACAACTGAAGGTGCTCCAGATGTAATAGAATTTACGACAATGTCATGTTTGATTATCGCAGAAACGCTAGGAACACTTGGCTCACCAGAGGCAAGATCAGCAGTTGTAAAAGTCTCGTCCTCTGCCATGTTTACACTTGGGCAAACAGGAGCGCCTACAGTTATAGCCGTAGCTGTTAGATCGTGATTTTGCGTTACATCTAAAGTATCTACACTTGGCGTGGCGGTTAGGCCACTTGCAACAACATTGTGTATTTGAGATATAGCTGTAGATGGTACGGAAGGAGATCCAGTGACTACTGTTGGTATGGAGAAGTTCTCCACCTCTTGCATAGTAATCGTAGGAACGGAAACAGACCCACCAACTATACCATTAGCTGCTAAGTCGTGATCTTGAACAAGAGGAATAGTTGGCACACTTGGTGGCGCAGTTGCCTGATCAGAAACACCTAATGCGTGTGTCTGTGTTATTACACCGTTAGCAACTTGTGGCGCACTTGGCGCGATTGCAGTAGCAGTAACACTGTGTATTTGTGTGATGCTTGGAGTGCCAACAGTTGGATTGCCTGCAACAATGTCTGAAGCCACTAAGTCAAAAACTATTGTTAGTGTAACGTTTGGAACACTTGGAGCTACTGTTGTTACATCAGTAGCTGTAAGATCAACCGCACTAACACCGCCACTATCGGCTATCGGGTGTTTTGCGAGAGCGTGAAATCCAAACATTTAATTATACTATCTATGGTTTTGTAGGCCAGTCATCATCTTCTAAATTAGGCCAGTTGCTATGCGTAGGAAGATCTCTCAGTGCCTGCCTATAAGATTTCATCTCATCCGACATTGTTACGTCTGACAATGCATGAAAATCTGTGTCCATTAGAAGGCTGTTTCGGGTTGCACGATTTTGCAATTCTGCATCACCAGTGTATACATTAGCCATCTTTGTCTCCTATGTGTTTTTTCGCATATTCTAGTTGTATCTCTAACAATGCTTTTTCACCGCGTAAGGCATCTATCTGATCAGCCGCCGCATATAATAAATCGGTTGCTTCCATAGCAAAAAAACCATCTTTTTCTTTTTTATCTGCACAGTAACGCATTTTATTAGTTAATATATTGTCAGTCATGTAACGCGCCTAAAATACCAATTTAGCAGCAGTTAATTTTGCTTGTGGAGCAGGGCTAGGTAGCGAATAATGTTCACGCAATCCGATGTCTACTGTTTCACCAGCTGCTATAATTATCTGCATATGTAAACAGCCACCAGTTTTTAGATTGAAGTTAGCAGTGCTCCAACTACTGCTAGAGCTATATCTTTGCGCCATAGGGTATCTTGTAACGCCGCTAGATGTATAACTTGCTATGTTTTTACCCCAACCAAATCCACCACTGTATAAGTCGTATGTGCTTCCAGATGGAAACCCAGCGAAATGTTTGTTTGTATTGTCAAATACCCAAGACCAAGTCTGATCTTCACCGATTTGTTTAGTGTTACCACCCATATGAAAAAATCCATAACCGCCAACAATACCATCAGGATTAACTAACTCAGGCACATAAACAAGATTGCTTGGAGTTGAAGAAGTGCCAGAAGAATATCTAAATTGAGTACCACCGACAACGTAGAACATTGTAGCTGAACCACTGTCTGCCACCAACCGCACTGAGGGCATATCACTATAATGCGTTTTATTAACGCCAGCGACAAACGTTGTGCTAGATGGCGCACCGCCAGAACTTAATGTAGTAAATCCTAGCTGCCCTGATCCGTCCGTTTTTAACACTTGATCTGCGCTACCATCTGACGCCGGCATAATCAGACCATTTAAGTTAGCTTTTACATTATCTGGATTGATAAGAAGTTTAGTAGCGGAAAGTGCCGTTCCTGCAAACACTGCTGGGTCATCTGGCGTAAGAGCTAATGTTCCATCAGTTTGCACATAATAGCTTTGTCCTGCCGTAAGACCACTTTGCGCGTCATCCACTGAGCCCGCTACTTGTATTGTTGCACTTGCACCATCTGCGTATGCATCATCAGAAATGCCTATAAAATTTTCATTCGTTAAGTTTGAATATGCGGGGCTAAAAACAACAGCCCTACCGCCGTTTGAATTAGCAGCCATCACGATACGCCCTGTTGCGCTGTCGTAGGTAGATGCGTGCCAAGTTGTGCTTGTGGCAGTGTCTACTTGCACTACCGAACCTACTGAAATTGAATTACCAGAAACTGTTCCAATGACGTAACTCCAACGCCCACTGGTCAATGGATTTCCAAAATTAACTATAATCTTTTTTGCACCAGCATGATAAGTTACACCCGGCCTTTGGTCTATTCTCCCTGCCACATATTGCACTGGCGTACTAGCGGTAACATTCGTACCTGATATTTGAAAACAAGTAAGGAACGATTTATCGCCGGTTGAAGGGTCATATTGATTGTGTGCAAGCACAAAGGTATTTTGGTCACTGTCATAACCTAAACCGCTATAGCCAGAATTAGCTAAAGATGTGAAAACAGTAGCATTGCCAAAGCTAACAGTCGTACCAGATATGGTAGCCGTCAACGCAGTACCGTAACCACTATTGCCACCATCTTGCCAAGTAATCAGGTTTTTTTGCGTATGGCTACAATATTCAACACAAGGCCACGGTGACCAACCACTATTGCTAACTGTATATACAGATCCAAAGCTAACGGACGTTCCTGATACGGTAGCTACAACACATTTTAATGAACCAAAATTTACGTCCATAACTATCAAATGTTTTTGCGCGTTAGCGTCATAAGTAATGGCAACGCCGTAAAGAGTTTCTGAACTAAAAGTAGCAGGCGAACCAAACGATATACTCGTCCCGGAAACCGTTCCTACAATCGCCTTACCTTTTTTGGAGTCGTTATTATCTATATAGGCAATTAAGACTTT